TGCAATATTAGTTTGTGCACCTCTAATTACTCTTTGTGTAATATCAAAGTCTCCTGATAATATGTTTGCTTGAATAGCTGTAACTGTACCACCTTTAACTTGATCTGTGCCTGTCTCATGTTGATAATATGTTGTAATACCGTCGGTGTTTCCTTGCACGTATGTAGATGATGTTGCAGGTTCCACTCCATCGGCATCATATTCTAAAGCATGTGGGTTACCAAACACTGCAGAGTCAGCCCACGCTGTTCTAGCTAGTGTTCCCACTGTCCATATTGGTCTTCTTGCTGATGAGTCTTGATAATTATAACAAACCATTCTGTTTACAACTGCAGAGTTTGCTGTAGGATAAAACCACATAATTTCACCAAACAAATTATTTAATCCTGCACTAATCATTTGATTACCAGAATCTAAATTAATATCATCGTATACAAAGTCCTCCACTAAACATGGTAAAGATTCAAGAGCACCAGCATATTTAAAGAAACCGTTTTCTGAAAACCAGTATGCGGCACCATCCACCTCTACTGCTGCATTCTTACCTGCAAGTCCACAGTTTGTACCTGCTTGTACGAAGGCAAATGTAAAAGGTTGACCTACGAATCTTTGTAAGAATAAAGCTGTGTCTGTGTAAACATAGATTGCATCTCTACCTCTAATCGCTCCCATGATCCGTGATCCGTCAGCCAGTCTTTGTGTGCCAGCCGTGTTGGTTGCTGTAGGTGTGTAAGTATTAATATCTTCTTGGTCTGAGAATCTAATGAACATATCATCTTGAGTAGACTTATCACCAATCGTTGTTTCTGTACCAAAGAATACTAAGTGTCGATCCGGTGTAGATACTAACATATGTCTTGAAGCTGTAGGTGCGTTAGATATGATAGTAGCTCTAGAATTTGTTGCATCTGAAGCTGCAGAGTTCCACTCAAAAACTTCACCATCTACAATTAAACAAATAGCTTTGTCACCAAAGTTGTCAATGGACCACATACCAGGATCTACAATTAAGTCTCCCGATGCTGCTTCACCCCATGCTACGAAACTAGATGAGTTGGTTACTGTTGCTCCAGCAGAGTGTGATGCTGCAGTCGTATTTCTTACACCTCTTGTTACACCGGTTAGTGTGTTTGTAGATATACCTGTGTAAGATATTTCTTCTGTTCCTATCTGAACAAAGTTTGTACCTGATGATGGAAACTGTGATGCATCGTTTAATGTTATACTTGTAGAAGATGAAGATATGTCAGAAGATAGAACTGTTGTGAACGCTCCTACTTCTGTTCCACCCCAAGATCCAAGTGACCAACCAAAACCTTGTGATTGCACATCTGGTCCGACTCTAAAATAATGCTGTACTCTAATACCACCAGAGGTTGTTGCACCAGATCCTGTTTCTGCGGATGGCATTGTAATAGTAATTGTATTTGATGCAGGCACTGTTGTTGCCATAAATCTTATATCATCAAAATCTGATGCACCAAAGTTTGAACCTGTGATAGATGAAAAGTTATCTAATAAAACAATGTCACCAGCCTGTATACCATGATCACCAGAAAAGTTTATTGTAACGACCGCTGATCCGTTAGTCGTAGTAAATGCATTTGATAAAGTGTTTGTAGATTTAATTGGGTGTATGTCGTAAAACACACCACCAGAGAAAGCGTATAAAATTCTGTTTGATCCTATAATAGAGTATTTTCTACCCTCACTATTAGTAAATTGATGTAAAGCTCTAGCTGCACCTGTAATATTGTCAGCACCTAATTGTTTCCAACCTCCTATCTTCTCAGGTGTAGAATACCTAAAACGGACATTATCACAGTCTATCCACTGACCCTCCGCAGCTGTTGCAGTAACTTGTTTATTTATACCAGGTTGAAACCCTATCTTTTGTAGCATAGATCTCCAGATTATATTAGATTGCGTTGATATTCAACGTTATTTGGCTCCTGTTGGAAGACCCAACATAGCTCTTTTATCATACAAATTAGACTTTGCAAATGGTCCATCTGCATGATTATAGTGTAAAAATACTTGACCACAAAGATTACCTTGAAAAGGCTCTCTCCAATGTTCTAGCTCACATCCAGAGTAAATAAGCATATCCCCTACATTTAACTCTACTTTTACACCTTTAGGTGCATTGGGCTTATGTATGTTCTTATACTCGTCTATGACGTTGTCAGACCCCGTAGGATCGATAAATATAGGCCATGGATCTCCACCTAGATTTAATGTGGTAGATATCTCACAACTAGGTCTATCTTTATGTCTTTTTAATTCAGACCCTTTTTCGTAAACCCTAGCGTAAGAATAGGTAGGCACTAAATTTAAACCAGTTTTTTCTTTCATTACAGGGAGCACTTTCATAAGTAAAGTTTCCATAACATGATCACCATAAATAGAATAACATCCAGGAACTTGTTGATCTGTCCAAGTTCCATAAAAACTATTTTGAGCTATAAGATTGTTATCATACATAAAACCAATAGCGTCCCTTTTTAAAAGAAAATAGTTATAGCAAAAGTTTGCTAACTCGTAGGATACTGCGTTTTTTATAACTGTGTATTTATTAAAAGAGGCCATGTTGTGTAAAATTAAAACTTATTGATATTCTTGTATCATTTGACTGATTAAGGTCAACAAGATGTTCTAGCCATGCTGGAAACATAATAACTCTATTTTCAACAGGTTCTACATGTAACTCTTTCCATAGATGCTCAGGCAAAGGCACCTTTTTTTGATTTGGAAAAATATATTTTGGTCCAGGTCTAGGGTCATTAAATTTTATTTGACCAGAGTTTTTAGGAACTTTAACATAGTAGGCACCACTAAAAAAACTATTTGCATGAACATGATTTCTGTTAAAGCTATCTTTATAATTTATATTAGCCCACATGTTTCCCAAATGAGGTTTGCTATCTAAAAATTCTTCTTTATAGATATCCTCTTGCATTTTATATAATTCATCCACTAAAGGTTTAAACACAGGTATGGTGTGCATATTAGTTTTACTATGCCAACCTTTTACATTAGTTTTTTGTACACCTGGATCTTTTTGAGACCATTCCATAATCGCTCTTTCAAAGAGTTTAATATCTAGTTTTAAATCTTTTGCGTAAATTAAAGTCGGAAAAAAAGCTGCTTTCATCATTTAACAAAAACTCCATCTACAATTTTACCCTTTCTATTTTTAATATCTTCATAGGCAACACTTAAGCACTCTTCCATGGTTAAATTATTTCTTTTCATAATGTTAATCATAACAACCATCATGTCACCAAGATCGTCTCTTATATCTTTTCCTTTACAAACAGAGTTACTAAGTTCACCCAGCTCTTCTATAAGTTTTAAAAGTTGAGCTTGATCTGTACTTCCCTTTATAAGATTTCTGTCTTGATGCCACTTAATAATTTTATCAATTAATTTAATCATTTAAACGGCTCTCCTCCAAACCACATAACTAATGATTTTCTAATTCCTCTTGTTACTGGAATAACTCTATGATTTACAAAACTTGCAAAGAATACAGCGTGACCTTGTTTGGGTGATTTAATATGACCTGGCTTCTGTATTTCTAAACCACCACCTTCAAATTCATGATCCGCCGATAAAATTAAACTCATAGATATTTTTCTAACAGGAGGTTCCTTAGACATGTTAGTATCTAAATCCATGTGCCATTGATAAAAACCACCTTCAGGGTATTCTGTGTATTGGGCATTTTCGTTTATCTCCATATTTTCAAAACCAAAATGTCTTTTATTTGTCATGTACATAACTTCTTCCAACCTATGGTACATCGGTTTTGCATCGGGATGATTAAAAGGAATCCAGCTAATATGTGATATTCTTGTTTTAGTATCAACCGTTCCTCCTTCTCCTCCACCAACCTCTGCTTGAATAGGAGGTAAAGATCTTCCAAGTCTACTTATAATATTACACTCCTCTGGAGTAAAAATTGGTGTTGTTGTTTCAACAATGTATGATTTCCAGTGTGGTTCTTTTTTAATCATGAGTCCTGTTCTCGTACATTAGTTTTAAAAAATCTGATTTATTTACTGGGTGATTTTTCCAACAAAAAACATTTAACAACTGAAAAAATTTTGTTTCATGTCCATCTTTACCTACATAACATAACGTTGATTCATATTTATTTTTAAAATATTCATATCTGTGAGTGCCACTTCTAATGGTAATTTCATTTCGATCTAAAACTATTGGACACAACAGTCCATTTTTTTCTAGATCTGGATTAATTTCTTTTACAAATTTGTTAATTGTTGGAAATAAAGTTTTCATATCTTTGAATTTTATTTCTTTTAATCTGTCTTTAAATATTTGATAATAGGGTTTTAAAATCACTTTACCCCTCTGTTCAGAACTGGATTATAATCAACATCACAGTTTGCAGCTAAAGTTCTTCTTGTTTGACCTGTGGAGTTAAAAGGATATACGCAATGTCTTAGGTCATAAGGAAAAACATAAAAGTCTCTAACTTTTATGTCAGGTGTATAATCAACATTAGCAAATTGTCCGTTAACATTACCTATTATTTGTAACGCACCATTCATAGGATTATTTTCAGACGAGTATTCTTTTCCATAGTGTGAGGGTAAGGTTAAAATCATAACAGAGGATAGTCCTGTGAACAAATCTGCTTGATGCACATGAATAGGGTTATATTCATTATCTTTCATTTCGTTAACCCATATTGAAGCAACTTTTAACTGATATCTTTCTATTTTATTTGCTTTTAAATAAAATCTAAAAACACTGTAAAACCATTCTATTACATTGTTAGGTAACGTATTGTGTTTGGTCATTTTATCACTTTCAATTCCATTATAATATAATGAGTGTTCATTTTCAATTTTCCCAACTAGTTGTTTATTAGCTTTGTGTAATTTATTAAAATTTTTTTCGTAAACCTGATTAATAGTAGTAAAAATATCTAAGGGCACTTCAAATTTTAAAATGGATTGCCCTAACCAAACATATTTATATTTCATATTTATTCTGGTTTTTTATAAAAAGTCTCTTTATTAGATATTTCTTTTTTCTTTTCATGTCCCAGCTCATTATCTTTCTTAACTCTTTTAATTGTTTCCATTTGACCAACCACATTAAATACTTCAGGTTGCGAGGACCCCTCTGTCAAAGTTTTAACTTTATTTTCCATAATTCTTCTATACGACTCTAATTGATGTGTGTTAACATTTTTATTATCAAAACTTCCATCATCAAATTCTTTTTTAAGTTTAGACCACATTTTTAATTCTCTCATTCTATCTTTAGCAACTAATTCAGAACTAGCTTGCTGGTATATTTTTTCATCAAGATCGATTTGATATAATTCTTTTTTATATTCGTCTGTTTCTTCTTCAACTTTCTTTTTAAGTCTTTTTATTTTAGCTGCAGTTCTTCTATATTCAAAAGATAAACCCATTAAGTTTTCTAAAAAAACATTTTGTTCTCTAACACATTGCCAATACTTTGCTGCTTTTGTTGGATATTTTAAATCTTGTAATACTGATATTCTAGCTTCCGTCTCTGTTCTAAAAATTTGTTTTTTAGTCCAAGTGTCTCTAAGTTCACCCACCATATTTTTAAATTCTGCCAC